CTACGCATGTCGGCTCCGTACCGGCGGCTCATCTCAACGCGCAGCATAAGCTCGCCTTCGAGTTGATTCAACAGCTCAGCCGTTGTGTCAACGTCGTTGTGGCAATACTCAAGCAGCATCGGCTCTTGATCAGGAGAGATCATCTCGTCATGAGCGATAGGCATGTCCTGCAACTTAGGCATGTGCATGCGAGCGCCATAGGCTTTCAAACCTACGAATGACGGGGCGACCTCAATCAAGTCAATGTCGTCAAGAATAAAGTCACGCAGGTTATGCTTACGCATCGCATTCCACGGCGACAGGCGGTTCGTAATGATGTCATCAGCGATACGCTTGATCTCAATCTCACTCCTGCCGAGGCAGAACGCCGCCACGACCGCGTTGTCAAACGACTTGCTGTTGAAGCCGATGAACGTGCTGTCTGACTGCTGCACGAACCGCGTGAGGCGAGCCGGTGCGTCGTCATCATGACGCCACAGGTCAAACCAGTCGCCCGTCTCAATGTTCTTTGCGCAGAACAAAGTGCGGTTAGGTAGAGTTTCAGTATCAAACACCCAAGTGCCCATTTCAGTCTTGGTTGACATAACCACGAGTCGGCTCAGCACCGTCATCGCATGAGGCATCAGCTTTACGCTGCTCAATCTCAATCAACTTCTCAAGGAAGTGAACGGCTTTCTGCAGGTCTTGAATCGGGTTACCTTTGAGGTAGCAACGCTCAACGTACTTAGTGGTGGCTGCTTGAAAATAGTTCAGGTTCAAACGATTCACGCGGTCCCAGTGTTCCTCACCGCCGTGCTTGTAGTGATTACCGCCAATTTGTTTTTGATTAGCCGCGCTCATGCTGCGTATTCCTTAATCATGTTGAAGATTTCGCGCTCGCGACCGACCAGAATCAGCTCTTCCGCATAACTGATGTAGCGGTCAAACACGCGGCGCATACGTTTGTTGCCTAATGAGATTTCCCGAGCGCAGAAGAGCGCCCCCTGAGCTACGTCAGCGAGTTTGAGAGTACGCTTGTCTTCAGGCGAGAGGTGAGGCATGACGATTCCGGCAGCGGTCATAAGTCGCAGTTCTAATTCGTCTACCTTACCGCCGATGCCGAACTCACGTTTAGCGGGGGAGGGGATGTCGCCGGTTTGGTGTTCAGCGAGGTCATGAAACAACGCAGCCATCAGCATTTGACGACTCGCTAACGGGTCAAACAACAAACACAGCATAGCTACGCCGTGCGAGTGATGACCGACGGTCTCAGACACGAGAGTGGTGACGGTGTGATACCGCTTCACTTCGCTTCCAGCCAGAATAAAATCGAGAGTATGTTTCACAAAAAGTTCTCCAGTTAGCAGTTATGTGAAAAATTATAGCTCACATTTTTCACAAAAAGTAAATTATTTTTTCAGGGTCTCCCGCATCTCATTTATCTCGTCATCTTCCTCTTTGATCTTGCGTGCGTGGTCACGGCGGTCAATCCAATCAAACGCGGCGCGACGCCAGTCTTCAGCGCGGATCTTAGCGGCGTAGCTACGACCGTCACCTGCGTGAATCTTGCGCACACGACTGATCATAGCCATAGGGCGAGCGATATGCTCAAAGAACGGGTTAGCATAATGTATACGCTCGTTGAACGGGTCATGACAGAACATCTCACACTCCGTCAGGAACAACTTGTACTCGCCGTTCAACATGATGGGCAGCGGACGCACTGCGCCGTTAGAGTAATGGTCGTAGTTGCTCGCGTCAGGCGGCATCGCCAAGTAAGGTGTCGCGTTATAAAGTTCTGTGTACAAGTGGAAATTATTACTCACTTGACGGTAGACGCCGATTCTGTGCGCTATCGCTGCGGCAATGAACTCTTGCAGGAAACTGAAGTGCACAGCGTTAGCGCCGTATGCACCCCACCAGATATCGTTAGACCGGTTGATCACCGTCATGTTTAGGCGACCGCCGCGTGTGTCAAAGATGATTTGCATATTGCACGCTTTGTCTTTGGTCTTCTTGCTCAAGTCAGCGTCGTCCCACATCTGAATAACGGCTTGACGACTGTTAGGGTCGCGACGTAGCATCTTGATGACTTCGTCAAGCTGGTCATGACCGAAGTGCTTACGCCAGCGATGACCATAGGCGGCGTTAAAGGTCTTACCATCGTCGCTGAAGTCGACCATACGCTTATTGAACTGCTGTAGGAACGCAACGTCGTTACGCCCAGCGAGCATCCAGATCGACTCCATCAAGTGGAAAATAGGGTTCGCGTCACGACCCTTGTGAAATAGCACCCGCTCAGACGGACACTTATAGACCGTGGTCACCATCTCAGGGTACACGATTGCGGGACCATTACGGGTCTGCTCAGGTTGTAAGTTGAGCACCTTGAGCTTCCAGAATATCTCACTGAAAGCCTGATTGACGTTGCGTACGACTAACTCCATTTTAGAACTCCGTTTCTGGTTGATAATTTGTTTTAGGCTTACCCTCGCTGAGCACAGCGCGGCAGTACTTGCTGAACTCACACATGCAGTTCTGCACATCGTGCAGCGTCATGTCTATGATTTCTAACTTGTCAACAATCTCGCTAAAGACGATGCTCAGCTCGGCATTGAACTCTTTCTGCTTCCACGTGGCGTAAGGCGACTTACCTAGCAAGTAGTTGAGACCGCGTGAACTCCCTGGACCCACGGGCGCATAGCTGTATAAGTCCTCAGCCGTGTCCAGATGACCAGGAGCATAAGTCAAATCAGCAGCCACTTGACCGGCTATGAAAGTGCTAATGCCGAAGCACTTGCTCAACTCAGTCACAAAGCGTTCTATTGTCGGTGCCTCGCCCGCCTCCCATAGCGTATTGTCAATACTCTCAGCGTTCTCAACGGCGCTGCCGATGATGTATTTTGCCACCGCCTTAGACTTGTTGCCTCCTGGCTCCATCTTAGTCGGGTAGAGCATGTACGCGCCGGAGTAGACCTTCTTGCCGTCGTTTTTGATACGCTCAAGCGTGTGCTCAAACATGTCAGCGTCAAACTCTTGCGGAGTGCAGGGGATGACGCCCTTGTTGATGAGCGCCTGTAGCGTGGGTGGCCAGTTGATCAGGCGAGCGATCAGCAAAGTGAACCAGAGGTCAGAGCGCTCAAGGTGCGGGGTTATCAACTTATCAATGATCCACTGCGAGACGCGGTCGTCACAGCGGTGAATGTTGGTAAACTTGTATTTGTCAAGCACGGGGTCTTTAGTCCACGGGGCGCTATGACCGTTCTCACGGGCGAGACGGATAGCCTCGCGCTCCCAGATGAAATAAAGCAGACTTGGCATCGAGCACACAGTCTCCGGTGTCGGCATCGGGTATGGGCAGTTGTCACGCATTTTCATTCTCCTTCAAATATGTTACTACGCCCGAGATGGGGTCTTGCCAATCTAGAAAACGCACGTCATAACCGCCCGCTTCAGTTAGTATTTCTGCGCTCCTATGACATTGCTCATACGCCGTGCGCATGGTCTTCTCGGGATCAAATACTTTCTCATTACCCGCCGCAGCGCGACGCTGTAAAACCCGCTCTAAGCAGATCTCCCAAGGGGTGTTCAAGAACGAGAATATCGCGCCGTGGTCTTTCAGTATTGGAGCCACATGCCCGCCGCTGCTTGACTTGCTCATCAGCAACCCTTCAACGAGCACATGACCATGACCATGCGCCTTTACCACGCGATCAGCGATCTCCTCTTGTGTTTTGATTCCGTCTGCGCCGCCGCATGTGTTCTCGTAGCTACCTACTACAAACACAGGGGTCATAATACCCCAAACAGAGGCATCTACTTTGTAACCCAGCGGGCGATCAGGTTTACCACCCAGCGCCTGAGTCGGTAGCTTAGTGAGGAAGCGCCGCACGATTGTGGTCTTGCCAGAACCGTTGCAGCCGCGAATGTTGACAATCTGACTCATAGGAAGTACTCCGCTCTGAAGGGTAAACCGGTCTCAGGAAACACGGCGGCTTTCTCTTTCACAGTCATAGGTGAACTCTCACATTCAACACGCAACCATTCCGGCAGCAGTTGAGACCGCATGTCTTTGAACACGTCGGTGTAAGCGTTTTGACCGCGTATGTCAGCCCACTCAATACGCTCCTGCGCCATGTCGGCGTAAACTCCTGGGTACCGACGACCGAAGAAATGATTCTTGAAGGTGCAGAGGTTTGACTCCATAGTGAAGCGACCGGCGTTAGGTACGTCAGGGTGAGCGGCTTTGAAGTTATCAACAAACTTGTCAGCCTCCGCAGCGAGGAAACCGCACATCAAATTAAATTTAGGGTAGTTACCCTCCTGCCCGTTAGGTAAGCGCTTGTCCCAGACCAGCTCATCTTTGCCTATCAAGAACAGCATTCCATTGCGGTGTGACTTGCTACCTGACTTGTCGCTGAACAACAGGTCATCACAGTCAGCGCCGAACCCGTTCAGGTGAACATACTCTAGGTAGCTAAACGATGACAGGCGACCGAACGAAAAGTACGAGTCACGCACGTGGCTCCACAACTCTGAGTATGCGCCAGTGAGCATAGCTTGCTGCGAGCCGCTAGCTTCAACGAGCTGAGCGTAAGTCTTGATCGCGGGCACTGTGTCTTTCTTTTGATACCGGCGGTCAGTGTCAAACTGTAGCGTATCCCACTCAGCATTGAACCATTCCTCAAACTTAGTCAGCGCCGCGCCCGCAGGAGGAACCATCGGCAGCTGATCAAATATGCGCAGCGAGGTGATTGGGTTCTGCGTCAAGCCGTTCAAGAATGCGAACCAGAGCTTCTGCTCAGCGTTCCACTTGTAGCGGCGAGCGAGTTCAGGCATGTACAAGTAGACGAGTCCTGGCATGACCCCGTGCTCAAGATTCATCTTGTAGAGCGCGGTGAAATACTCTGCGCGGTTTTTCGGCAGACGATAATCTGTCATGATGTTTTCCTAGTATAAAAGGGTTCAACAATTTTTGTGTCAGGGGCGCTGCCCACGATCCAAAAGGCGGTCTGGTCATCATAATCTAACTGACCATGGTGTGTCAACCAGCGCCACATCTTAGCCTCGTAGGTCGGGTGAAACTTGATGCCGTCAAAATTCTCACCGGTAAAGTGGTCGCTGTACTTACTGTAGCCGCTATCGTGCAAGCTAAAGTGCTTCCACTTGAACGGCAGCTTGTCAACATCTACGCCGATGTAAGCAAGGCGCTGACGCATCCAACCGCGCTTGTCGGGACCGATACCTATCGTGAACAGTTCCTCAATGTTATGCGAGTCGCGGCTCAAGCCGAGCATGATGCTCGTCAACGAGTTACATGAACCGGCAGGAGCGATGAGGCGCTTGACTTCAGGCGGCATGTTGGTTGTTTGATGAGCGCCGACCTCATGAAACTTACGCACATCTTCCTCAGGGTAGCGGTCATGCGGCACAGTAATACCGTACTCAACTACGAGCGACGTCGGCTGCGTCAGGTCAACAACTTTACGTTGCAGGATAGGGTTGTACGGACCAGAAGCGAACTCAAACTCAGCATCAAAGCCGTAGGCAATGCGAGGGTTCTCATGACGCAACACCGTCTCAGGCTTGCTATAGACGATCTGCCGAGCACGCAACCCGTAATGCGCACCGACAATAGCGCTCATGCTCAGCTGAGGGGACTGAATGCTAGCGCCGGTGACAATGTGAGTCTTACCCTGACGGAACTTGTTGACGTACCAAATCAGCTGGCGCATCTTTGAGCCGTTCGGACCACTGTAGCCGAGCGGGGCAAAGTAGTCATCACGTTTGAACCACATACCCTTGCGGTTCTCCCACGGGGTGTGCGTGCCGAGGTGTTGCTCCCACTTGACCAAGTTACGGTCAATAGCTAACTCAGGAAATACTGTGTTCATTCTGAATCCTCCCGTGCGAATACTGCGTAACCGGCGTCCTCAGGGAAAACCGCTCCATGTGACATGACCAAGTTAGCGTCAATCACCGCGTTAAAACCATCAACTGGGCAAATGCGGAACGTGAGGTCACCTGTCTCAGTCCTCACAGCCGCGATGCCCACGATACCCTTACCGGTGGTGAACCACTTGACATCCGCCAATACAGGCGCGTTCTCGTTCATTTCTTGACTCCTTTAATGTTAACCAGCATAAAGCTGCGTGCGTTGATTTCAATGATCTTCTGCTCACCGACCTTAGCGGCGGCGTAAAGCTGTGCGGTCAAGCGGTCTTGCTGAGCGCTAGTCATCCAGTCAGGATTGTCGCGCCACATCTGATACGCGTTCTTCCACGTATCGCCGGTGTTCACGCAGATGATGGTGCGGTCGAGCTTGAGCGAGTCCTTCATGACTGGGCGGGTAGAGGTGTCAACCAATTGCTTGATCACTTTGCTAGTAGGTACAGGCGAGAGCAAGCTCTCAAAAACCTCAGCACAGCGCCTTTCGGCGGTTTTGCGGTCGCTAAAGCGCTTGACCGGCGTAGTGCTGTGGCGGTTAAAAAACGATACCAACTGAGGGGTCGTCATGCTGGAAAAGTTTACTGTATTCATTTCAAATCTCCAAGGAAAATTAAGTGTTCCAATGACGCGCAGCGCACGTGCTCTTGAGGTTGTTGTAGTCGGTGTGCACTTTGTTTTTGAGGCG